GGTCGTCTTCTTCTTTATTGACCACAGTAATAGTGATTTTCTTCTTAGTGAGTGCTTGCCCAGTTTGGACCATATTTGAAATCTCCCGTCAGTGGCGTGACAAATCCAAGAATCTTGCCAGCTTCAGCAATCGACTCAATACAGACTTTTCCAAGTCGCTCAACATCTTTTGGGTGTACGTCATATTGTCCTTCGTCGTGAATTGCACCGACTTGCATTGCGTCGATACCAAGTTCTTTAATCTTTTGGTTGATAAGCACGAAAACAACTTTCATAACAATGGCTTCGGCGGATTGAAGAAGATAATTAAGAGCGGAATGTTCCGAGGGGCAACGAACAAATCCCCCGTCAAAGGTCTTGAGTAGTCCCCCCGTTGCTTTGAACTCGGCGGCGATCTTCTTCATCAGTTGATCGAGACCGGGGACGGTATTCCAAAGTAGCGCCCGGGCTTTCGCCCCAAAATCCTTGGCGGCCTTCCCCTGAAGACTGGGGTCAAAGGTTCTGCCCAGTTTTGGATCGTACGCACCAAAGATCATGGCGTACCAACCGTTCTTTACGGTGGACCGCTTTTCATCGGGGAAACCAATCGCCCTTGTAACGTTAAGGTGACTGTCCCCTTCCGTGAACATCTTGATCGCCGCTTCGGACCCAAGGTACTCGGCAAGCATACAGTTCTGAAGACCCTTAACGTCAAACCCAAGTTCAACTCGATCGGGGCGGGCTCTCCAAAGTGACCTCGACTCCTTTCCGTACTTTACGTGGTCCTCCGCCTTGGGGATATTGGCCGTATTGGGAATTCTATGGGTCATACGACGCGATCCTGCCCCGCATGTGAACACCCTACCATGTATACAACTGTCCTCGTAGTTGACCGTGTTGAGCCAGCCCTCGATCATCGTTGTTCGACCCTGAAGCACCAACCATTCCGCAATGGCCTTTACTTCGGGTCGTCCACTTAATTCGGCGAAGGCAAGGAGACTTTCTTCGTCTACCTTGGGATTACCACCACCACCCTTCTCGGTCTTCGGCGTGAATTCGACCGGCTCATAACCAAGTTCAAGGAGTCTTGAGAGTCGTTGAGGGGGACTACCAATGTTAAATTCCTTCCACTGGAACGTCGAATACGTACCGTCACCGTTGTCTCGTAATTTGGGGTACTCATCTAGATGTCTGAGATAACTGGCAAGTTCACCACCATCTTTTTTGTGTCGTCGTTCATAAGTCTTAACCACTTCGAGCCTGGGAGGAAATAACTCTTTGATCGGTCCTTCAAGGGCTTCCTGCTCGGCTCGTAGTCGACCAACCAAGCTCTGTGCCCCAGGAATATCAAAGTACCATCCATTGTATTGCTGTTCATCGATTACTTCTCTGACTTCATGTTCAATCTTGCAAGAGAGTTCACTGTAACCGGTACGAAGCATCCTTGTCCAGAGAGCCTTTGTGACTTTCTTTCCCAGTCTAACGTCCTGTTCACAGTACTTGGCCATCTCAGGGCTGTACTTACTGAAGTCATGAAAATCACCCTTGGGGTCCTTTAGCCTTTCGCCCCAAGCATCCAAAGAGTGCCCATTTGGCATACCGGGATCATATAGGTAAGAAAGAACGAGTGTGTCGACCGTATTTGAACTGCATACATTGGGACCAAGAACACGACTGACAACGGGACCATCAAAACTAACCGCGTTATGCCCGACAAAATAGACTTCCTCTTCCAATTCATCGAAGAATGTTTTAATTGCATCGTGACCCACAAAGTGATGAACCTCGTCTTGGTCCATTCTTGAGGCACACATCATCCAGATTACTTTGGGGCGGAAATCGGGAACCACTTCCGTCTCAAGATCGATGTACCAATATTTGTGGTATTCAGATGGGAGGGGAAGGTACTTTAATTTCAATTTCGATAATCCATAATTATGTATTCAACAATATTACCATCAATTGTTGTCCATGGTTTAAAGGTCTTCCACATTTCTATGTCTTCATGTCTAAACAAATAACACCAATGACTTTGTCCCTTGTTATGTTTAACTATAATTTCACCAAAAATCATCATGTATCTTTAAGACCTTCACTTTCCTTCTTAGGTTTTCGTCCACACTTTGGACACCATACTCTTCCTTTACCTCGGTGCCATCTGGAGACATTGGGACATATACAATATTTATTTAAATCCACGGTTGTTCAAATCCGGGATTTCCACTTCCACTGTTATACAACTTAATTTCCTCATCGGTTAGTTCTTGGAGTCTGCCCGTGATATCATTATAATGTAGGTAAGCTCCGGGGCCAGTCCGACCACAGAACCTGTTCTTTTCAACAACAACCTTTGTAATATTACGCCTCCATGGGTCTTCGGACAGGCGTTCTCGCTGAAGTTTCAGCACAATGTTGGCAAGTTGCTCAACACCAGCAGTACCCCGAATTTGGCCCTGTCTGTTCTGGTGGATTACAGCAATTACCGCAATATTTAGTTCCATGCAAAGTGTCTTCAGCTTAGTCGAAATCTCGTCTAGCTGTTTACGTTCATCACCATTCTGATCGCTAACAACGATACTGAGGTGATCAAGAATAATGTACTTACAACCAAGATTATGCATGTGTCTAACTTTATTGAGGACTTCCTGAATGGAATTAGACCCAAAGTGATCCCAGATGACAACACGATCAGTATTAATAGTGGCGTCATAAAAGGTTCTAAGTTCATCTTTGGATGTGATCTCTCTTACGTCCGGAAGATGTAGGGGGCGATTTGCCTCAATTGACATTAATCCCAGCGCTGTGTCCGAGTTTGGTTCCTCTAAGTGAAGGAGTCCAATACCCGACTTTGGAACATTTTTAAGGATAAAGAACTCGATTTCCTTGAGAAGCGATGTTTTTCCGACGCCCGTCTCCGCAGTAACAACCACGAGTTCGGAAAGCCTAATCCCATAAGTCTGAGCGTTGAGCCCTGACCAAGGATAGTCAACTGTCTCATAGTTCTTAGGTGTGGAGATTTCGTCCCACATTTCACGGCCAAGCTTAAGGCCACTTGGGGTGTACGACGGGGCGGACCACCATTCACGATTGAACTGCTCCCTAAGACCCGCTTTAAGATAATCGTTCGGGTCTTTGGCTTCTGCAAGAGTAAGAATTTTAACCTTACCGATGGGGAACATTCCCGCCACGGCGACGGCGGCTTCCTGCCCGGGGTACCTGATTTGTCCATTGGCGGGATTTACTTTTGCCTCGTCCTTGTCGAAACAAACAACAATTGTACTGAAAGAATTGAGATATTCAAAGTTATTGGCAACGTCTTTGGCAGCCCCTTCGGCCCCATGAATGACGGATACGACTGGCCAACGGGAACCCATAAGTTCGAACGCGGCACCGGCATCGTACTCACCTTCAACTAAGGTGATAAACTTTGCGCTTCCTGCGGGGAAAAGATGTTGTCCGAAAAGCTCAACAACAGTCCCGCCCTGTTCAAAGAAGAACTTCTTATCCTCAGTTCTGATCTTCGAATCCAGATGTTTATTATCATAGTAATAAGGGAAATGCGTACGACCCGAATTATCTCTGTGAATCTGGAACTTCTCAGCGGTTGCCCGACTGATCCGTCTGTCCGTAAGCTCACTAAACTTTGTTGGAATTTGTGTAAGAGCCATGTTTTGTTGTTTATTTTCTTTCTTGTAGTCTTCTAGGCCATCTCTTTGAGACGGCGAATTATTGGGTCTGGTTCGATGACCACAGGCAAAACAGTTTTGATGCCCGTCCGAGTACAGTGCATTTGCATCACTGGACCCGCATTCGTCACAACTCAGGTGACGTAAAAAGGTACTTGTCGTTTTTAGTCTCCTCTTTTCTTGTGAAGAGGCTAAAGATAATTATTAAATTTCTACTCGGCGAACTCGTTCAAGTGTTATTGAACCCGGTGGCAATTTCTCAATAATCTTTTGAGCGGCACCCTCAAAGAACACATCGGCCAGCTCAATATTATTAGTCCAATAAGTGTAATTTGATCCAATATAATGATTCGTATCAATATTAACACCCGAT